TTCCCGAAGAATATATCAAAAACCCAAAAACTATTGTTGTATAAACATAACTACCTGCCAAAAGGGTTTCTATTCTATCATAGTTGTTTTTTGAAAACATTAATAAGCCATAATTCAAAAATAATTTAAAAAAATAAAAAAATATCAACATATTCAATTCGGGGTAATTGTTATAATTTTGATAGCTCATGGATAGAGATATACCAATGATATTCGTGATTGAATTGGTTGAAAGGTGAAAGACCAGTATTTTTATGAAACCTGAAATTCGCAATTCGTAAATCCGATTTGCGTGTTCTATTCTTATCAAATGATTATTTTGCATTGCAACCATTTGTTGAAATTCGATTTTGTATTTTCCTTTACAATGCGGGCAAAAATTCTTATTTTCTCCAGATTGTAATAATTTGGTTATACAAACAATATGGTATGCCGAATTGGCGCATTTGCACGGCAACATAACGATTTGGTTCATTTCTAGGTCAATCGGTTCCAAACATATCAAACATTCTTTGTCCTTTAAAAAATCCGTTTCCGGTTTTTCAAACTTTTGCAGAGCTTCATCCATTGATAATATTAGGTGATATCCGTCTAATATTATTGTAAAAATATTTATCTTCTTTTCATAGTTTTATTGAGAGAAACTTTATTTCGCTTGGTTTTCCCCAAATAAACCTTTGCATTTAACCCATAATACTTGGCCACTTTGGCATCGGTCCACTCTTTATCCAGCGGTGGCAACGGCACCCATTTCAGTGTGGCTTCGCTAATGTGCTGGTCTATTTTCCGCAAACTCAGCATGTAATTGGCAAAATCAGTTTCCAAATAAGATTTCAATGATTTTGCTTCTTTTTCCGACCCAACTTTGAACCCGAAATAGGTCTGCGACGCGATTTCTTTCGGCGACCCAATAATAATGTTGCCGAATCCGTCACCTCCTTTCCCCGACCCTTGCGGTGTAAATACTTTCCAGAAATCGTATGCGTTCTTGACATACTTTTTTAAAACAAACTTGTGTTCGCCCTTTTTCGCAGACACATAGCACTTCACCGAATTTACCATTGGTTTGTTTTGGTAATGTTCAAAATTCGTCGTGATTCCAAAATGGCCAGTGGAGAGATACAGTTCACTTAAACAAGGATATTTTGCAACTTTGTTTATCAATGGATAAGCCTTGGTGTCCGAAACCAAAATGTCGTATTTGTCTAGTTGTATTGGTTGCCCTCTGTTCAAATCACTCGTGAATTCCGTCAACCCGTCATGCGATTTGTCTAAATAGAAATAATTGACACCACCTTTAATATCAACCTCGGGCCAAATAGTTCTGGAATTGTTAATATGGTGAATAGACACAATGTCTTTGCGCGACAACATAGATTTGCGAAACTCGTCCAGCCCTTTCCCGCCCGAAAACCACCTGCTCGGAACCACAAACATTAATTTATTTGATATCTCGATTGCTTTCACAATGAATTTGGAGTAAAGTGGTTGGTCCGACGTTTCTTTTATCCGCGCCTCATTGTATGGCGGGTTTCCCACGATGATATCATATTGGGTGGACGCATCGTATTCTAAGAAATCTTTGCATTCAATATTGGGTTTTGCTTCTGGGTCAATCATTGCAAACAACCTTTTTAAAAGAACCACGTTCTTTTTATTGAGCTCATTCATAAAAAGCATTTTCTCTATGATGTGCCTACTGCGAACCTTATCTCCAATGATTACTTTATCCAAGGATTTCATGAGCCTGTAATAAACAATTATGGGAAAATTGCCGATTCCGCAGGCGGGGTCAAACCATTTTAGCCCCTTATCTTTCCAAATGGACGCAGGCAATGCATCCAGCATTTTCTCTACAAAATGAATGGGTGTGAAAACCTCGCCATAGACGTTTTTCTCAAAGTCTTTGGGAACCAGGTTTTTTGTTAAAATATTGACAACCTCTTCATTCATATTATATATTCTTGAGAATTTATTTAAGGGAAACCTACGGTTTCCTTATAATCCCATACCAAAAAGGGAAGTTAAAGGGAAGGGGTTAGCGAAGCGCCCACAAAGGGCGTAAGATAAGCAAAGCTTCTCTGAATAACCGTAGGTTTCCGCTTCGCTTAACCCTTTATTTATTTTTATTTTTAAACTCGCTCCACGACATTTTGACCGGCTCCACGAATGTGGGCGCATCGGACTCGTGCAACTTATCTAAATTGTCCCCACGACGCATCGCACTGTCCACATACATTTCTTTCAAAATGGTTCCAACTTTTACCGACGCATCATATTGGTCTATAATCCCCTCCTCAATCTGCTTCAAAATAAAGATGAACTTGACCATCATTTCCATATTTAGCTCATCCTTCACAACTTTGAAAAAAATATCCGTGTAATGGTTGTAGAGAAAAGGCGCGGTCTTCTGACACAAATCATTGTATCCCAGCTCATCCATCATCCGCATATGGGGGTGCTTCTTTCGAAGCTCACACAACTTTCCAATATCCTCCAAAATGTTCTCGCTGTGCTTGAGATCGCGAATACGGTCGGTGTTATTGACATAATCGTCGCTCTCCATCAGAGCCTTCATATCTAAACCTTGCGTGAATGAATTCATTGTTTATATATTGATTTGCGCAATTGTTTTATGTTGTTTATGCCCGATAAATAATATATAAAAAATATATATCTTATAACAGATGTCTTACATATTTGATTTAACCGTAAAGGACAATTTATGGAAAGAAACCATTATTTTTACAACCTTGTTTAGTATTTTTATCTTTGTGACAAATATAATTGCAAAAGCGTTTGAGGTGAAAAACAATTGGGACCGAATGCGATGCCGACCGGAAGTAATGCAATATGCATGGTTGTATGGTAAGAAACCAAAAGACGTAATGGAATATTGTCTGGAGAATGCCGGAAATCAGGTAAAACAAAGTAATGTGGTTGACCCTACAATGAATGTAATAAACAGCGGATACAAAGCAATTGATAATAAACTTGGTGCAATTAACTCAAATTTGACTACGCTAGATACAACGGTAAAAAATACAGACATAGCAACTGGAAATAAAGAAAAAGCCCTGGCTATTCATAAAAATGTTTTAGCATTAAAGGAAGGAATTCAAAAGGTAATTGCCGGGTTAGTTATTCAAAATAACTTGAACAATGGCGTACTAAAAACCACAAGCGCAACTCGAATGTTGAATGATGTTTTAACCGCAACCATTAGTGTTGATGGCAACAACATATTGGGCAATACAAAGGCGATATAAAGGGTCCAAGTTCGACAATAAAAAATAATTAATTATTATATGCCGGAGATAGTTAATTATTGGAAATTGAATAGTGTATATGTTCTAATTACGGTATTGGTATTTATAGTGTTTTTTGTCGTCAATTTTATTTTATTCAATCGGTTGCAGATTGTATTGTCAAAAGAATTAAATACCAATTGCACAAATCCACTTGCCGTCTATTTTCACAAAGATGAGAGAGACCGCTGTTTATCCGACAAAATAATGAAAAACACAGAAATGCGTGCTCCTTTAATAAATTATGAGTCAAAGGTAACGGATTTAAATAATGCAATTGCAAGAACAAATCGACGAATTGTGGACGTTAGCAACAATTTTGAACGTTCAAAAGTGGCACCCGAATTAGTAAAAGTGGATAAAGCCGTTACCGACATATCAAATTCATATTACACCACGTTGTATAAGAAATACGAAAATATATCAAATAATACTGAAGTTATGATAAATGGAATTGTTGAAAATGGAAACAAAATTGCGGGGTTCAAAGATACAATAAATGACAATATTATAAAATTAATTAGCGTTGGCGATATATTGTTAGGTAAAATAATACAAAAAATACCAATCGATAAAAACTGGTACAAGGGATTTGAGGTAAAAACATTTAACAACATAACAAATTATTTGAATATAGTCTCAGATTCCAATACAAATATGAATATTAATCCGGAAACTCAAGAAAAGGCAAAAGATGCCGTAACTGATTATCAAAAAAAGATGAAACCTTTTTCGGATCGAATTAATACGTACGCAACAATAAAGAATTATGACCCCAAAAAATCACTATCCAAAAAAAGCGTGGCAAGCTTTTTCAAAAACTTGTTTAAAAAGAAGAGAAGATAAAAAAAGAAAAAAAGAAAAATAAAAGAAAAAGAAAAAAAAGATTGAACAAATAAAAAAGAAGAATAAAAGAAAAAATTATTTATCTAATGAATAAATATAAAGATGGATACCAGAATATTAAGCATCATTGGATTAGTTTTAGTCATTTTCATTGCGGCAATGTTGGCAAATAATGGCGTTGTCGGATATTCATCTGCAAAATCATTGAAAGAGTACCCTTATGAAGGATTTACTGAAATCCGAGATATGATTAAGGCGAGAGATGAGAAGACACAACATTCTCCGGCAGAGGCATTTGGTCCAATGGATGAATATGAAAAGAAGAAGTATGCAGAGGCCTTTGGTTCAATGAGTTCACCCACCAGCCTTAAATCGACCCCCCAGGATGAAAACCCTGCCATAAAAGTGGCCGGATTCACTGGTCTGCAATCTGGCGCGTACGGTGATGAGAAAATCATTGGATTTATGTACAACAATGATTCCAACACTACCTGCAAACCCTTCGGATACACAAATTCCAAGGGAAATATTTGCTTGAGCGAGGGAGACATCAAGTTATTAACGACTCGAGGTGGAAATGCTTTAGGCGCATCGGACCAGATTGGTAAGTAGGTAGGGAAACCTACGGTTATTCAGAGAAGCTTCGCTTCTCTTACGCCCTACGACCCCTTCCCTTTTGTCTTATATTTTTTTTATATTTTTTATAAAAAAAATTGTTGTAAAACAACCACTATAGTTTATAAATTTATATTTTAAGGGAAGGGGTCGTAGGGGAAACCGTAGGTTTCCCTACTTTAAATTAATTATACAAAACAATAAATATATATATTTAAGCAGTGAGCTCAGCTCGTCTACATGCTTCACTACCTTTTAGCTTCCTTTATAACACCATTATGAATAGCAAGCTTAAGCGCTTTTTATTCTTCTATACCCAATCAGGAGGCGCCGGAACCCAGGTGGGGGTAGGACGAGAATCGTCATCGTCATCAATCTTGGGTTTCTTATGAGCTCTGGGTTTCTTATGAGCTCTGGGTTTCTTAGTCTTCGGAGGATTCATAAATTGTTTGCGCAAATCATTAATCGTCTTGGCTTGTTCGCCTTTTTCAACAACATCATTGACAGATGATATAATCTCGTCAATTGATTTGTCCAAAAACAGTTTCTGGGCAATATTCTCTTCGTTAGAACCGAGCACAAACAGGGCA